AAGTTATCAATCGTAAATTCATATTCTCTGAATTCATTTTCCACACTTGCAGGAACGAAAGTATCTGGTCTTCCACTATTCAATTTTGGATCTACAATTAATTTATCAATACCAACATCCTTTAAGTTATCATAACCAGGGAACAATTCATAAGATTGTTCTACTTCACTTGAATCGGTCTTAAATAATCTATACAATACTCTAAAGTCTGCTGTTGAGTCTCTATATGCAGCAACCAATACTTTTAATCCTGTAGATGCTTGTTTTAAATCAACTTTCTGTGAAATATAACATGCTACATGAGGATCACCAGATATTCTATTTGATCTAGAGTCAGTAGCATAATCAAATACTGGGTTATTTAATCTGTTTCTTGCAAATTTAAACGAAGCATTCATTAAATCTAAAACAGGTGATAGATTAGTATCCGTAGTTTCAAATCTTGTCAATAGAGTCACTGATCTATTTCTAGGTAGATTAGATAATTTAGCATTTTCATCAACCTTAGAGCATAAAAGTCTTGGTGTAGATAGTTGATTAATATTATTGAATTGTACGTTTTCATATCCTTGATCTACAAATGATATCTCAGATCCACCTTCACTTGTTCCAGAAACTGATCTCAATTGTGATGATATTATAGTTGCTGTTGAAGGTGTAAATGTATTAATTTCTGGAATAAATGAATCATATTGGAAATTTTGTGATCCAACAGATATATTACCACCAGCAAATTTTTCATTAGTGAAACTAATCTGATTTATACCAGTTGATCTGTCTAGTAAATTAGGTCTTCCACCTCCTCTATTAATTTCTAAGAAATATGAATCAGGAGTCTTTAAAGATTGTAAAGTAGCATTTGTTGGCATACTATGTGTGGTATTAATTCCAGTCAAAGATATACCATTAAATTCATATTTAAATACTTGATCATTCAATGAATGACTGTCTATTGGGGTGTTGTTAATGCCTCTAGTACCTATAGTTAACTCTCCTGATGTTATTCCATCATAGAAAATTATTTCTTGTCCTATTTGTACATAACCACTAGTAGTTGAAATTCCTTCAAATGTAGCAAATGGAGTTGTGCTTGCAACAGAAATAACACTATCGGTTAAAGAAAGATTTTGTGTTAGAAGTTCAGGAACAGTATCTGGAGAAACATTATCAAGTTGAACTACATTTTCAGTAGATTTCATAGAGTGATTAAAATTACTAATCTCAATAACGTTTCCAGTGTATAAATCACCATTAACTGTTGAGTCACCCCTTATAGGAATAGTTCCTGCAGCACCAGCTACTATAGTTCCTGCCGCAACATCACTATAATATGCTAACCTACGTCCATTGTTGAATTTTTCACCTTGAACATTGGTAAGGAATAATGTGTCTATTCCAAAAGTGCTTGCAACTGTTACTTCAGCACCAGTACCAGCATTTCCTACATCTGCTGTAGTAATTCCTAGAACATCACCAACAGCATATCCATTACCTGTTGCAGCAATAGCAACAACAGTAACTCCACCTGATGAATTAACTGTCACAGTTGCTGTTGCTCCTGATCCATCACCAGTTATTGAATATAAATTAACATCTGAATATGGTGAATTTGTGCTATCATAACCAGTTCCAACTCCAGTTACTGAACTCAAGTCTAAACTTGTAGTAGTTATTGGAGAACCAATTTTTTCAACAAATCCTTTAGCATCTTGAGATGTATTATATGCTGGTCCAACATTTGAAGCAGTAACTTTTACACCTGCAGAAATAATACTATCAAGTGCTGCTGTAGTATCAATACCAACTTTTAATTTTCTTGGATAAGTTTTTAATGAATTATCCTGCAATCTAAAGTTAATTTTATTATTAGTTGATAACTCAGAATTAAATAATGTAAGTGAACCAGGTGTTGTTGTGAACGAACACTTGTAAAGACTAAATTTCAAATCTTGAGT